TCCCAGCATGGAAGTTAAAAGAGTTAGAAGGCATTGAAGAATGATCTACAAGATTTACTATTGTAAAGATTGTAAGACAGCAACAAAGGACGAGACAGAGTGTATCGTTTGTGGAAGAACTCAGCAAGAAATTGGCTGGGTAGAGACAGATAAATGGGAGAAGGAATAATGATAGAGTTAATAGCAGTAGTATTTGCAGCAGGATTAGCATTTGTAAAGGGTAGATCAACCTTTGGTTGGGCTGTCGCAACAGCATTTATTGGATGGTTCACATTGATACCATTACTAATATTGCGTACAAAGAAAGATGTTCTAGCAGAGAGAGCACAGAAGATAGGCAACTATGTTGAAGGACTTGAAGTTGAGAAAGAGTTTAGAAACATTAACACTGTTGATGATCTCATGAAGACACTAGAGAAGCCAAAGGGCTAACATGGAAAACAATATGAATGAGGGTAAGTTAACTAAGAGTCAATATCGCACTCTAAGATCTAATCTTGCAGAGTTACCTGAACTACAATCAGGTGCTGCTTCATTCATATCACCAAGCAGATCAGGATCAGGCTCACCAAGTTCTGAGAGATCAATTGGGTTTAATGTTAGTGCGTTAGATTATTCTATGGGTAAGGAACTTCTGGGGCTACTGCATAAGTATGAAGCCCTTATCCGTAGAGGTAGGTCTCTGACTCCTCCAGCCTTACTAGATAGAGAAGCCACAGTAGAACTAGAGGTTGCTGCAACAGTCTCATTCCACTTGGCTCATCTTGAATGGACAGTCCAACAGGATTGGGTGGAGGAGTTTGCGGGACTAATAAAGGAAGTCCATGCTAAAGGACTATCAGTAACAAAGAGATTCGTACAGAAAACAAGAAGGATCCCATGTCCTACTGATAGATGTGAGAAGAAGTTAGCGATTGACATTGAGAGCCTAATGGAAGATGTTAAGTGCTTAGGTTGCCATGGTGAATGGACAGTCCTTAGACTAATCCAGTTAGCCTTGAGCAATCCAGATAAGGAGTTTCTACTAGATATAGAGACTATCTGCCTATGGCTTGGAGATACAGAGAAGAATGTTATGAAGGTAATTAAGGCAAACGATATCAGGAAGAAGTCAGGACTATACAACATGAAGGAGATAATGAATGCAAGAGTTGCATGATTTGAGATTAAGTGGTACAATAGATGCATCTGTACTTAGTGCACCCAAAAATAGGATGGAACAATAATGTTAAGCATTTCTTTAGCGATTGGTCCAGTAGAGTCTAACCTTCAAACTGATGAGCGTCTAACTTTTGACGGTATAGAAACAATACTCAATAGACTAGTAACAGCAACTAATACACTATTCATAGTTCACCTTAATGCCATAGCGGAGCACCCCCATTATCTAGGACCAATAGAAGAAGATGATGAGGCTGAGGATGGGTTGCCTGATAATGTTACTAAGTTAAATAAAGATAAAGATTAATGTGTTTGATAAGAATAAATAAATAAATATATATGAAAAAATTTACCTCCCCATGCCTATACTGTGGAGTTCTGTCAAGAGCAAGCACATGCAAGCAGTGCAAGATTGCCATAGAATCCAGGGATCCAAATAGGAAACAACGAAACAAAGCCTATGATTATGAATGGCAAAAACTATCTAGATTAGCAAGAACAATTCAACCTTGGTGCAGTAGGTGTGGCAGTAGAAGAGACTTAACGGCAGATCACATTTTATCCCTGGCCCATGGAGGACAAAATATCATGGAGAACATCATGGTTTTATGTCGCAAGTGTAATTCATCTAAGAAATAACACATATAAAAATAATATAAGCACAAAAATAGCAGAAACCCTCTGGCCCACCCTCCGTGGCACACCCTGGGTACGGGTCAAAAGTTGTTTGTGCTTAACTGTTGCTTACCCTGGCTGCCCTGTTCTGTATAATTTAGCAATATTATCAGATTTGGACATTTGAGCGTAAAATGTCTAAAAAGGAATTAGTAGAAAAGGAAAAATAAACTAATGGCACAACCAACGGCAGGAAGACCTCCAAAGCCAAACGAACTGAAAAGATTACTGGGAAATCCTGGAAATCATCCTTTGCCTGACTTAAATGTGATTACGCATTTGCCAATGGCTAGAGAAATACCAACACCACCAGAAAATATCAAAGAATCTGGTTTAGATTTATGGAATCGTGCATGGGGTGTGGCCATTACTTGGCTTAGTCCTGTTAGTGATATTGAGTCAGTTAAGAATGCAGCACACTTGGCTGATGCAAATGAAGCAGCAAGAGAGCGTTATATGATTTCCACAGAGCCTGCAGATGCTAAGGCTTATGTGGCTATTAACAAGGCATACACAGATGCTCTGACCTCACTGGGTTTTGATCCAGTTTCCAGATCTCGTTTAGGTGTAGCAGAAGTACGAACAGCAACTTCAATTGATAAATTGTTAGAGAAGCGACAGAATCGTGCTAAAATAGTATTTGCAGAAGACATAACACAAGGGGCAGATAATGAAGCAAGTAGCAATTAACGACATAGGGACAGCAGAAGACTTCCTAAAAGCAATTGACGAATCCATGAAGAGTTATAATATTGGAGATGCAGTCAAAGGCACAGTAGTACACATAGATCGTGAAGGAGTCCTTCTTGATATTGGCTGTAAGACTGAAGGGTTTATTCCAAAGAAAGAAGTATCTGCCAGACGAACTATTGATATCCGTGAGGTTGTCTCAATTGGGCAGTTAGTTGATGGAAGCATTATAGGTATTGACCAAGAAGGCCAATATGTTATTTCTATAAAGGAAGCAGAAGTAGAGGCTATCTGGTCTCAAGTAGAGGCTATTTGGAATTCTGAGGATAAGATTGTATCTGGAGAGATTACTAAGTTGGTCAAGGGTGGCATGATTGTAGATATTGGAATCAGAGCGTTCTTACCTTCATCACAATCTTTCATTGACAGATCAGAAGACTTCTCTCGTTATGTTGGCCAAACAATAGATGCCAAGATAATCCAGTTTGACAAAGAAAAGGGCAATGTGGTTATTTCACGAAAGGCCCTAATTGAGCAAGAACAAAAAGAAGACAAGATGATGCAGTTTAGCCAATTAGAAGTTGGCCAATCTTACACAGGTAGAGTTTCAGGCATTAATAACTTTGGTGTTTTTGTTTCTCTTGGCCTTCTTTCTGGTTTGATCCACAAATCTAAGATGGGCAAATGGACTCCTGAACAGTTTACTATTGGCCATGATGTAGTTGTAGAGATCATAGAAATAGATTTTGACAAGGATAGGCTCTCGTTAGCATTCAAGGGATAGACATGGATACCAAAATAGAACACTGGCCTCCAGCATATTTATCTCCAGTATCAGAACTTGATAAGGCTAACAGTCGTGGATATGATGTTATTGACTTTGCTGAGACGCTTTGTCGTATCACAGAAGACTCAATTGCAGGTAATGTTGGCGATAAACTTGTCTTACGCCCATGGCAAAAAGAACTTTTAATCAATTTATATGCAGAAGATGAGTCTGGCTTATTAAAACATCGTCGTGCTTTAATTGGTATTCCTCGTAAAGCAGGCAAGTCTGCACTTTTAGCAACTTTGGTACTAGAACAGTTACTGCTTGGCGTAAACGGTGGTCAGATTTATTCATGTGCTGCAGATAAAGATCAGGCTAAGATTATTTTCAAAACGGTAAAGAGAATGATTGAACTAGAGCCAGAGTTATCAGCCGTACTACAAACTTTTAGAGATGTTATCTATAATCCAGGTACAGGTACAGTTTATAGAGCGTTATCCTCAGAAGCATTCACCAAAGAGGGTCTGAACTCTACATTTGTGGCATTTGACGAGTTGCATTCACAGCCAAATAGAGAACTCTATGACACTATGTCGCTTTCTATGGGTGCTCGTTTAGAGCCAATGCTTGTAGCAATCACGACAGCAGGGGTGAAGTATGACTCTTCTGGAAAAGAATCGCTTTGTTATCAGATGTATCAAAGAGGAGTTCAACTATCAAAGGGCGAAGTTGAGGATCCTTCCTTCTTTTTCGCCTGGTATCAGGGTGATGAAAAACTTAATTACAAGGATGAAGATAACTGGAAGGTTGCTAATCCATCTTACGGCGACATTTTATCTGCGGAAGATATGAAGTCAGCATCTTTATTGACACCAGAAGCAGAGTTTAAGACTAAAAGACTTAATATCTGGACAGATTCTGCTCAAACTTGGATTCCTGTTGATGCTTGGGATGCCCTAGTTCTTAAGAATAGAGAGCAGATTCCTGGCGAAGATGTTATCTTAGGTTTTGACGGATCCTTTAATGGTGACTCAACAGCAGTTGTTGCTTGGTATTTAGGTGGAGAAAAGCCTCACTT